GGCTTTCCAAAAGAAGCCCAGTTAGGATATGCATAATCAGAAATAGCAGCAGGATCAAGGAGTTTTGCAAATACAGAGAACTGGAATACATCACCAGCAGCAATGCTAGAAGGTGCTGTAACAGTTAATGTAGCAAGCTGGCCATTATAACCAGGGGTCTTAAAAACAACACCCTCTGTTCTAGGGAAAATCAAATCAGCACGATAATCACCACCACGCTCAATTACAAGGTGTTTTACACCAAGAGCCTCGTCTGTATAAGTACCAATACGTTTTCCACCGGTGAGCGTACCAACGTTGCTATTAATAATAACTTCGTGTGTGTAATTAAACATATTTTCTAAATTTAAAGTTAATAATTATTTTTTACTCTCAGTTTGAGGAATTCCACCAATAGTTTGATTGATTGCAAAATGAGTTTGTAATCTTTCATCGCTTGCATTTTCAAATAATAATTTTACAAAAATATTTATTATTTCATATGCAACAGCATCTGGAAATTCACATTCTGGAGTAGTATCTATACCACTTGAATCATTAACTTGCTCTCATGTCAAGTTAATCTTTTCTGGAACTTTCAAATAATCCACAAAGGCAACATCTGGATAAACATATTTGTTTCTTCCACACCTTATTTCCATAAGTTTACCTAAATCACAATCTTCATTTGAACCACATGGATCTAATATTTGATTTAAATCAGATCTTCAATCATCATCACAAGGTTCTAATATAGATTCTGAAGCAAGTAATGTTGATAATCTTCCTGGTTCTCCAGATGTATTTATATAAAAATAAGGTCTTTTATATGTTGGTTTCAAGTAGGCATTTTGTATAATTGCCGGAAATTGATTTGCAGTTAATCGTCTGCACAAAGAAAAAATTCCACCTAATGTATCGTCATCGATATTTTTACATTTGGATGCTTTTATTGGGGGTGTACCTTTCGCAGAAAAGTGAACTGTACAATTTAAAATATGTAAATAATCAAGTGGAAGCGCACAGACATAATTGGCTTCTTCCATTGGATGAATAATGCGATCTTGTCTAAAAACGTCCAATTCTACACTTCTTTGTAATCAACGTAAATCATCAGATGTTTGTTGATTTAAATCAAATCTGGCATATGTTAAATTAATGTATTGTAAGATAGCCTTATTGATCAAGTAGTTGTAATCCTCAATTAAGAGAGTTGGTGCCTCCAACTTATTTTGCTCAATTAAGGCGTTAGAATATAAATCAAGATGTGTCATAGGCTATCGATAATTTTCAAATTAATTATTCCTTAGATTTAGATGTTTCGGTTTTAGGTTTTTGTACAAATTCTGGGAAAGTTTCTCTTTTAATTTCCTCAAACATTGTACTATTAGAAGGAATTTTAAAGAAGTTTATTACAGCATCATCGGTCATTCCTAATACAGAATCACCATACATGAATACTCCATTTTTCTTCTTAATTATACCTTTTTCTTGTGCTGTAATAAAAAGAAGTCTTAATGCAGTATCGCCATTTGTATAAAGGTCAATAATGCGATTTGGCTCCTTTTCTGCAATTTGATATAAATAATCTTCTACATCTGATGCAGGAGCATATTTCATATTTTTACCAAGAACTTTGCATTTCGTTAAACGACCTTCAACAGAATCTTTTTCTACAAAAGTCATGGCTTTAATAATAAGTTTCTTTCTAGAAATACTTCTTTCAGATTCCTCCCCAGGAACATCTATGTATAATTCAGCTTTTCCATATTTTTTAGCATCTCCATCTATCAATAAAACTCCATCCGAATCTCTGGAATCTCGTGAAGGTACAAATAAATCGCTATCTTTAATAGCCATCCATTTATTATATTGTAATGGATCTGCAAGATTAAATGTTGTACCATCGGTAACAACAATATCTATATCTTCCGGAATAAAATAAATATGATCTGGATTATTACGTTCTGCTTCTGAAAGAACCATTTCAGAACGTCCATCTGCACCAACCCTTGTTGGTTTGACCCAAGGTCAATTTAGTCCGTTTCTTTGTTTAGTAGGCTGAAAATGATATTCTTTTACCTTATAAACCGATCTAATTGTTATAACTTTATTTTCCATATTATTTCTCAATTAAACATCAAATCTAAAGAAATAAAAGACCCGCCCGCAATAGACGGGTCTTTATTCTAAAACTATTATATTATCTTAAAAAAGAGGATTACTAGTTTCCTCACCGATGAAAATTACAGAACGATAAGGATTGTACATAGCTAATCCAGAATATCCCCAAGCGACAACATGGGAACCTGCAACACGACTGGAAACTTCGCCAGAGCTGAGACCATCACGGCCACCAACACCAACAATCCAGTTGTGAATGAACTGACCACCCTTGAAGGTAAGCATTTCCATAGCTGGTTTATTGGAAATACCGTCAGCGGTAAGGTCTACCATAATACCATAATTACGGGTAGGGAACTCAACATCGAAGGATCTTTCGACCTTGAAGATAACTTTATTACCAGCAAACTCATAGGAATGATATGTAGCACCAAGCTCTACATAGCCATTAGCGGCTTTTGAATAAAGAACAGCACCATCAGTCTTATGCTCAACGAGCCAGCGATCAAGAACGGTGTTGATTTCATTCCACATACGAGTATTTACTAAGAATAAATAATCATTACCAGTAGGCTTTGTGGATTTGCTTACGAGTGTAGCAAGAGCCTTCTGGAAGTAAGCAACAGTAAGTTTGGAGAAAACAAACTTGGTTGCAAAACGCTCTAACTGAGCGATTAAACCATCAGCAGATACAACAGGACGACCTGTTTCATCATCATAAATCTTAGGTTTGCCATTAGCGTCAACGTTGGCTTTTCCCCAAACAAGAGCCATATCACGAGCTTCAAGGTAGTTTTCAATTACCTGTTCGTCAGCTTTCTTAAGAGTGAAAATAGGATCGTCTTTGCCGCCATCTTTTCCTTCGCCAATCTGGATGAATACATCCTCAAGTGGCTTATACATAGCAGAAAGATCGATATCGCAACGATGTGTAGCAATGAATGTTCTGTGTTTTTCACAGTTGCTCTGATACTTTGTATACAATTAGTTGTTAATCATTATATTACTATAATGTTCAGACTATATCTTAATCTAAATATTTAAATACATATCCTTTACAATGGCTTCTTTGTCCTAATGCAACAGATTTTGCATTTTTATATCCTGCTTTAACGCAATCAGTCATTGTTTCAAATATCTCTAAGAGATCTCCGTCATCATTATATTTTCCAACCTTACCACCCACATACGGTCGTTCAACAGTTGCCATTTTCCTATGCGATGTTAGATTTTTTAATTTTTCCACTTTCTCATATGAAAATTGATGTCCATGATACTGATGCCCTTGTTTAATCGCCCGAATAATATGACTGCCACCACTGTGGTTATGTTCAGGATTTATATATCTGACAGCTTCATTTATACCATCAAACTCTTTTTCAAAATTTCCTTCCAAATCATACATGTAAATTTTTGTCTGATGTGTTATATGAAATTTTCCACCTTCTACTAAATTATAAACATCGTTTCTTCTTAAAAAATCGTTATTTACAATTTTATGTTCTAATTCATAGGCCTCTTCTTCAGTATCAAATATAGCCAACGTTGTTCTTATAAATTCATTCGGCCCATATTTTTTAACTGCAAACTGAAAAGGAGTTTTTGGATTCATATAACTAGCAGGGCAATTTATTTTAACACCACAGCCAATATAACCATCAAAACCATTAGGATTATTTGTACAATGTACGCCTATATAAATTTTATTATTTACTTTACAAACAGTTTGGTATAAAATATACTTCATAATGTATTTAAATTTTAGATTTTTTCCATTTCGGAGTTTTCTTCTCCTACGTCCTTCGGACTAGTCGTTGAACGTTCTAGAGTGCTTCGTAATACGCTTGCATTGTCTCTAGCTTCGCTGCTGATTGTCTCAATGAGATTTCCAGCAATTAGAAAAATTTATTTAATTTTACACTTATTTCAAATAAGCGGAGGAGAGCATACAAAGTAAAACTTGTAGAAGTTTACCCTCCTCATGTAATTCAGGCATGTAGTTAGTTACAAACCTAGTCATTGCACCAACTAAATCATTAGGAACAATAACAGAAGTATAATCAGAGTCATTAATTTTACCAATCACTAAGAATTCATTATCGCGAAGTCTCTGAGGACGGTTCATAACAATAATGAGGTCGCGAGTTTTTTCAATGATAAATGTATCGAATTTCTGATAGTAATTCTCAGGGAAATAGAAGAGAATGTCGGATCCATTGCATCCATCGCCTTCTACACGAAGAATTGGAACTCTCTTAATTCTCTTAACCTGAATGTCCCACTCAACAACGAATGAATCGACGCTCTTAAAGCTATCCTTAGCCTTACCTTTAGTGTAAATGTTCTGAAGAGCTTCGGTGAGGTGGGTAATAGTATACTGATCGTATAATGTTGATACTAGGCCCAGACGTGCCGGACGAGCACCCAAGAACTTCATGAAATCCTCATAAGTTCTGGTCTCATGCTGGTTAGGCCTAACAGTAGTAAAACCTGATATTCTCATACTTTAACTTATTAATTAATTAATTATTATATAAATTGGATTCCCTAATAAAGATCCATTATTCCTAATGGTTTTCCACTAGTCTTTTTATCTTTTTTAGGAGTTTCCACAAACGAATTCTTTCCTTTATTTTTAATCTTATCCAATTCTTTCTGAAGCTTGGCTTTTTCTTTACGTTCATTGGCTAATTCGTTTTTCCAATATCTCGTAAGTCCAGTTATATTATCACGTTCTCTTGTACGATAATAAGCTATTTCAATTAAAGCATTGGGATCTTCTAAATCTTTTACCAATTGGCTCTTTCCATCTTTACCGAGTTCTGTCAAATATTTTAACATAATTGCTCTATCGGAATCTTCGATTTGCAAAGCATCTGATTTAGGATCATCTGGATCTAACAAAATTTCATTAAAATTACTCATAGCATTTTGTAAGTTTTGCTGTAATTCTTGATAACTTTGTTTTTCTAGCTCTTCCTGTTGTCTAGCCTGTTCATCTTCATAAGCTTTTTGAGCAGTACGAATAGCTTGAACTTCTTTATTAAACAAATCTTCGTTTAATTTAGCAGAATCTAATTTTTCTGTAAGCTCTTCGTCTGTAAAATCTGGATATTTATTTTTTAAATCAGCTAAATAAATTTCATCATCTGTATAACTATCTATATCATAAACTTTTTGATGTGCGTCTTCAGGATGTTCTGATAAATAATCTTCTATCGCTTTATCTGAATAATATTTAACAACATCGTCTAATGTAGCGTTGTTTCTTCGTAAATAGTCAATTACTTGTTTTTCATAATCGGAATATCCCGGATCGGATAGTTCTTTAAAAATATTTAACTTTTCATCATCACTTAAAGTGTTAAAATCAACTTCAGTGATCTGCCCAGATTCGTCTTCCATCTGAATTTTAGTTGGATCTTCTATGCCAAATTCTTTTAAATAATTTGTAATAAAATCTCCTTTTTCAGATTCAGATTCTTCTGGATTATTATTTATATTTTCATCTGAATTATCATCAGAATCAGAATTATCATCTTTTGAATCATTGCGTAATTCATCTAATCCAAGCAAATCTTCATTAGTAATCTCATTATCGTCAACGTCCTCATCAATATTAGTATCCACGTCGCTCATGAGATCGTTTAGTACATTTTCATTTAGTTCCATGTATCGTATTATTTCTTATTAAAACTGCGCAAATATAACAAATATTATTGAAAATTCCAAATTTTTTTTAAAATATTGCAAGAAAAATTATTGCAATTACTCCAAGAGCACTTGTACCTTCTCAAAATGTTTTCTTTGCATTTGATCTTTTTACTTGTTTCTCTAAATCTGAGATAACATCTAAACTTTGTTCCTTTATTTGAGATATCTGAACATCTTTGTTATCTAATATTAATTTCTGTTCAGATACAATGTTTTCTAATTTTAAATTTGAAGTATTTAAATTGGAAATTATTTTTTCATTAATTTTATTTAATGAATCTGCACATTCTAATCTAAAAAATACAGTATTAATTTTATCTATATCTTTTTTATTAAGTAGTGCCATTGTATCAGTTACTTCTGAAATGATTTCTACATGTTTAATTTCATTTGGTAACTGAGCATATCCAATTCAACAATATAACAAACAAATAAATGTAATTAATTTTCGCATTTCTTTAAATTATCTTTAAGTTTTTTAACTGCAATTGTAGTATTATTAGATACTATAACACCATCTTTTTTTACAATTATTTGCTGTTTTATTCTTTCTAAAGAATCTACTTCGGACTTTAAACAAAATAGTTCCGCTTCATATAAATGAATTGTATTCAAATGTTGTCTATTTAACAATTCCAATGAATCAATTTTAAATAAATTTTCAATTTTAACTTCATTTAATTGTTTTTGTAATTTATTACATTTTATTTGTGTAAATACAATTCAAATAAAAAATATAAGTCCTATTAGTAGAAATATAATATTTTTAATGTTTTTCATTCACATAATTAATTAATTGCGATTTAGTTCAAAACTTTTCTTTAAATCCAGCCTCTTTCTTACCTTGAGGCAATTTTCCATTTCGAACCCAATTATCAAACGTTGCTGTACTAATTCCTAAATATTCGCTAGCTTGATATTTACTTAATTTTCTTTCTGTATTAACTATCTTATTAATACCATCTACCATTTCCATATATTCAGAATCCGAAAAATCAGATCCGCCACAATCTATTGCGTTTGCTGCATTAAGTAACGCATGTTTTAATGTTTCTTTTCTTAACATTGTATTTATTTTTTAAATAAGCACCTAATATTACGCAAATTCCAAACATCAAAATATATCAAAATAGTAATCAATTTAAAGATATAGGAATTCCTATTAAATAATCTATTAAATTAATTAAATCAGACACTATTACATAATAAATTGGTAATCTGTGTCAAATACAAAATCCAAGCGCAAAAGAACTACATAAAATGAATAAAATAGGCAATATCGAAATTCCAACAAAATTAGTTAATATTATAGTTGGAATATTAAATGCTGCAAAAATTATTCCCAATAAATATCCAATTGCAATTAATCATGGAGTATATTTTAATAAAATTAAAAAGAATCTCTTACTTAATTTTGGATCCATTTGCTTCTTGTTTTGGTTTTCTATCTGGATAATAGCCAACTGATAAGTGCCCGAATCTATCACTTTTTCTTTTCTCTTCTTTTGAATTTAAATCTTTTGGAAGTATCTCAGATTGTTTTACCTCTGGAAGTTCTTCTAGAGTTCTTTTAAACTCTTTTGGTGGCCTTTTAGCCTTAATTACTTTTACTATATTTTGTGCCATAATTTTTCTTATTTTGCCGCAAATATAATAATTTTTTTTGAAAAAACAAAAAAAGACGGAGAATTTTTATTCCCCGCCTTTTAATCTAGCTCTACAATGAACACAAAGAAAGTTTTTAGCAATTGGAAACATGGCTTGTCCTATTTCACCTGTAAGGTATTGATATTCTTCAGAAAATGGATCAATTTCATCTGTTTCGCATATATGCATTGCTAAATGTCCTTTTTCATGATCAAATGTATTTTGAAATTCTGATGTAGATGAGGTTAGACCTATAACAATTACAGAACATCTACCTTTTAAATTTGAGTAAGTTAGACCTGTATTATAGGCACCATTTCCAAAAGCATCTTCTGCTTTTTTAATCCCTCTTTCACTACATCCAATTTCTTCTAATGCACCTAATATATCATCTAAATAATAAGTATCTACTGCATAAAATACAGTAACGTATCAATCTCAATTTTCAAGATAGAAATTCTGTACTATCATAATTAAATCATATCTTCTCAAATAATAGGAGTTTTTGAACCTATACAGTCTGCATAAAATCTTGTAAATGGTAGTGTATCATATCCGTCTTGATCATCTACATAATCTTTTACGAATAATGCAGTATGTCTTTCATCTGAAATAGATGATCCAACATAATCAGCAATACACATGTTTGCAACAAATACATAATCATATCCGATTTTATTTTCAAGATTAATATTATATCTTTTTAATAATTCGTCTACACCGTCTTTTGTCATTGGTGTTATATATGACCTTTGTCCATCTGCCGTCTTTTTATACATATTTGATGTAGCTCAATCACACATCTTTTTTGAGAAATGTCAGCCGTATAAATCTAAATATTCTTCCATTCCGGAAGGTAACCCATCTCTCATCATTTTCTACATATATCTTCCTCTGCTATCACGACTACGCATAGAAGGTTCTCTGTAAGAAGATGA